CCCAGAAGTTACATTTAAATGTAGGATTCTCAATGAAGAAAATGAATATCAATGGAAAAATGTTACAACACAAGATTTTTTCTTAAACAAAAAAGTTATTCTATTTTCTGTTCCAGGCGCTTTTACTCCTAACGAGCAACTACCCGAATATGAAAAGCACTATGATGATTTTATTGATCTCGGGTTTGATGAAGTTTACTGTATGTCTGTAAACGATGCTTTTGTTATGAACGCCTGGTTTAAATCTCAAAAAATTGAGAAAGTTAAACCAATTCCAGACGGTAATGGAGAGTTTACATTTAATATGGGAATGTCGGTTGCCAAAACAAATTTAGGTTTTGGACATCGCTCATGGAGATACGCTGCTATTATTGATGATGGAGATGTGCAAATGATCTTTTCTGAGAGTGGTAGGAACGGAAACACCGTTAATGATCCGTATGAAATAAGTGATCCAGTCACAGTATTAAATTACCTATCTGGTAAAAAAGATGAAGAGGAAGCGGTAGTAAATTATGCCTAATCCTAATGCACTCTATGAAGACATGGAGAAACTAAATGCCCTTTACGAAGAACTCTGCTGGGGGCACGATGATGAACTTCAATTCACTCACGAAAATGGCAGAGTCATTATTAAAAACACTACTTTGGAGAACAAAAAATGAAATTCGGATTCACAACTGAAGCAGAAACCCTTAATTCACGTTTGGCAATGCTAGGATTTATCATTGCTGTTGGAACTTATGCAACAACAGGACAAATCATTCCTGGAGTATGGTGATGGGATTTTTATTAGCAGCAGTGCTAATGCTCATCCCTATCGCAGCAGTAGCAAAACAATCATGACGTATGATTGGAATATACTTCAAACTCTGATCTTTATTGTCACACCTTTTTTTGTTATGTTAGCGTTGTCTAGTAGAGATGAAGACGATGATGATCATTTTGATGGTGGAATAATGGTTCCTTCACATAACGCAGTTTAAATATGAGGGTAGGTCTTGACAGACTACCCTCTTTCAATTATCATGGATATGTTCTAATGAGGATTATGATTTCGACATTAATTGGTACGATAAGTACAGCAACAATTTTAGTTGCATCAACGTATGTTACTAATTTTAAAGTAAGTGACCCTCAACCAATTGCGGTTCAAACTTCTACTCGTCCTACCTGGAAGTGTCCTGACTGTTCTCCTTCAGAGCAGTACGTTTTAGAGAAACTCCAAGAGAAAACTAAAATTTCTGATAGGAATGCTCTAGCAACAATTCTGGGTAATATTAAACAAGAAAGTAAATTCATTGCTAATATATGTGAGGGAGGTGCTAGAGTTACTTACGACCGTTGTTTTACTGGTGGTTATGGGATCATTCAGTGGACTTCTAGTAACCGTTATTTGGGGTTAGGATACTTCGCAAAGACTTTCGGATGTGATCCCAGTGAGTTTAAATGCCAGGTTCGTTATATGATAAATGAACCTACTTTCCAACGCAACCTTCCTGCATTTCAGGGTGGTGGGCAAACAGTTGTATATTATATGAAACCTGCTTACCGTTGGTTAGGATGGGGTATTAAAGGAAAAAGAGAACTATATGCGTATGATTACACAAGAAAATTTAGACTATCGTGAGGGATTGTTTTTAAAATGAAAGAATACTTGTACAGTAGTAACCCTATAAATTACACTGGATATGTTGGTGTTCCTGCTCCAGAAGTTTTGGAGTATGATGAATGGTTTGGGTATCCCCCAGAAACTGAAAAATCTATTGAAATTAGAAACTCAAAAAAAATCGAAGAAGAATATAAAAAACTCTATACAGATATTTGGGAACCTGAATTATCTGTAGAACCAAATAATATCCACGAACTAATGTATCAAATGGCAACTCAAACTGCCACTACTACATTAGATCTTAATCTAATGCCAGATTTGACTATTGGTGGTTCTGAAAATTATCAAGGAGGTCATGACAGTTGGCAATCTGGTACGGGATATTACACCAGGACTTGACAGAATAAAAAGTCCTTGATAATATAAATACATGGGCACAGGCATTGTTAAAGTTTACAACAATTGTCACATGTGCCAATTTCCATAGACGAATTCCGCAAACTTGAACTAGTCTAATCCGAACTGATCACTCGGAGGAATCTAACGACAGAGACACGTCGGGTCTCTTATCATCTGTGGGTAATCACTCCACAAGTAAAAAATTACGAGGTATTCTAAAATGATTAAATCACTATTCGCAGCAACTGCTGCTCTTTCCCTTTCCGCTGGTGCTGCTGTTGCAGGCCCCTACGTCAACGTAGAGACCAATGCAGGTTGGGCGGCAGACGATTACACCGGGGCTACGACAGACATCCATGTGGGCTACGAAGGTGCTCTGGGTGACTCTGGTTCCTACTATGTCCAGGGCGGTCCTGCAGTCGTCGCTGTAGACGGTGCAGACACTGAGACTGAGTTCTCTGGTAAAGCAGGCCTTGGTTTTGCTGTTTCTGATGCAGTAGGTGTCTATGGCGAACTTTCTTTCATCACGACTGAAATTGCTGGTGACGACGAACTGAATGTTGGTGGTAAGTTGGGTGTGAAGTACAGCTTCTGATAAACTAACTATATTTCATTTGGGGGACTATGGTCCCCCTTTTTTATGTCATACAAACAAAGAATTCTTTCTTCTCTAGGCAGTCCAGTACTGCATATAGTCCTTATGATTGGCGGACTATTAATCTTTATTGGTCATGTGCATAATGAAGCACATAAAACTATAGAATCAGATGTTAATTCTTATGTAAAAAAGTTTTGCTATAAGAATAGGAGCATTTGTGAATCATATGTAAATGAATATTAATACAAAAAAACCTGTCAAACTTGACAAACACATAGACTATGCTATTCTAAATAGCGTAGTCTTTTTATTATTCTATGTCAGAATTTCCAAAAGATTGGAGATATGCAGATGATCGAATGCAAATGAGAGCAGCGGTATTCCGTGCTCTTAGTCATCATTTAGACGACCATTGCAGAGCGGTTTATGAGTTTTGTCATGATTGGGTAAGTCAAGGCAATGATAATATTAATAACATTGAACATTATTTTCAAAAATATTTGAAGGAGGTCCACCGTGAACAAGTATACAAACTTGAAAAATGCCTTGAAATCAATCCTAATTGGTTCGTGCCTATTAGGGATGACTCCAGTTCTAGCTGAAGAAGATAAATTAAAGAACGGTTATTATTCCATGGATTCTATGGGATGCATGTTACTCCGAGAGTGTAAAGATGGAGTTCAGAAAGTCACTAATCTTTTGGATATTTCTAGTCAGTACCCCAATACTGATTCTTTTTATCCTATTGCTACTGAATTCAACAACATGCTTGTTTCCCTTAACAGGGTCGGAGTTAATGTGTTTCTAGCAGATGAAAAGTATTTTCCTGTAGGACACCGTGGTGTTTATCATACTGTAAGTAATAACTTCTTTTTGAATAAAAGATTTATGGGTCGTCCTGGTACATTAATGAGTGTGATGCGTCATGAAGGATGGCACGCAGCACAGGATTGTATGGCAGGTACGATTGAAAATAGTATGATTGCTATTATTATGCCAGAGGATGAAGTTCCTATGCTATGGCGTGAAATGGCAGAGCGTACGTATCCTAAATCTGCTGTACCTTGGGAAGCAGAGGCATCATGGGCAGGTAGAACCGAAGGCATGACTGCTAATGCTTTGAATGCTTGTGCTTCAGGTAAGATGTGGAAAGAGTATGACCCCACTCCTATGACTAGAGAATGGTTAGAGGAAAATGGTTATATTAAGATTGATGGAACTGTGTATAAAAATAAATAATTATACCTTTGCTCTTTCACAATGCCAGACTTTAATCTGCCTACAAAGAAAGAGGAAACCAAAAAGGAAAACAAATTTGAGTGGGCTGATGAAGGGGTTTCTACCCTAGTGAGAGTTATTATATTGGGTTGGTCAGCAGCAATTCTGACCCTTAATTATGTAACTGTTCCTGGTATTCCTCAAAAAAATATCGATCCGACTTTTATCGCCAGCGTCTTCACAGGAACTCTAGCTACGTTCGGTGTCATGCCCTCTAAAAAGAAAGATGAAGATAAATCACAAGTTGACAAAAAAGAAAAAGTAGAGAAGTAATAGTTAGGAAGTCATAACAAACACTAGGTATATAAACTTTAAACTATAATAGATAATGTAGTCTAACAAACTAATATGAAATTTATTTTTGCATTTCTTATAACATTGTTTTTTTCTGCACCCGCGTGGGCTGTAGATGTTACAATGGGTTCTGGTGGAAACTTAATCTTTAATCCATCAGATATTACAATAACCGCAGGTGAAACAATTCACTTTGTGAATGGTATGTTACCACCACACAATATTATTGTTACGGGTCGTGCCGATTTGTCCAGAGAATCATTAATGTTTAATCCTGGGGAATCTCAGGATATTAAATTTGCCGATGCAGGCGATTATGATTTTTTCTGTGGACCACATCAAGGCGCAGGAATGATCGGTACAGTACACGTAGAGTAATAAAATGTATTCAATCACAGTTAAACTAACAGACGGCACAGAAAGTATTTTTGAGTGTGCTGAAGACGAATTTATTCTTGAAGCTGCTGAAGAGGCAGGTGTTGATCTCCCATACTCATGTAAAGCAGGAGCATGTTCTGCATGTGCAGGAAAAATTATCAGCGGCACTATAAATCAAGAAGATCAATCTTTCTTAGATGATGATCAAATTGAAGGAGGATTTGCATTATTATGTGTTTCTTATCCAGAATCTGATTGTGTTATTCAAGGGGAAGCAGAAGAATTTCTTTACTAATGACTGAAGATCAAACTAGAGAACTTTACAAACAACTGAGAGAAAGAATTTATCAGTTAAGAATGGGTCATCTTTTTGAAGAAACGTCAGAATCGAACGATTTATCAGATTGCCGTATGACTTATGACTATGATGATGATGAAGATGGAGAACCTAAAATTTTTGCTTAATTGATATGAAAAAACTTAATGAGATTATTTTAAATTTAACGGTGGCTATCATAGATTTTCTCTATCAAGGTAGAGATTTTCAAAGATTTTGGGTGCTTGAGGAAATTGCAAGAGCACCTTACTTTGCTTTTTTAAGCGTTTTACATTTAAGAGAATCTTTAGGTTTGCGTGGTCGAGAACACCTATACTTAATGGAGGAACATTTTGCACAAACACTCAATGAAACTGAACATTTGGAGTATATGGAATCTAGGGGTGGTAGTACTTATTGGGTGGATCGCTTTTTTGCCAGACACCTCGTACTTGTCTACTATTGGGTCAACGTGGTTTATTATTGGTTGGATCCTAGGTCTGCTTACCATTTGTCCTACGAGGTAGAGGTACATGCTGCTTTAACATACGCTGAGTATCTAACTCGATTTCCTAATGAGAAAAGAATTTGTGAGATTATGAATGATGAAATCCAACACTTCCAAGAACTCTCGGAAGCAATTCGATTGATTGATCCTGATAGGTTGACTATTAGGGAAAAGGAACTACAATTATGAAGTCAGATAAATGGATTTGGCGTGGTGAAGAAGTTGAAGCACCAGACTGGGTAACCAGAGATGAAACTCAGAAAATGATTGATGACGCAATAAGACGCCATAATCGCAATGCTGGAATTATTAGTATGTTTGTTGGTTTTTTTATTCTTGGTCTCTTTAGTGAAGGTCTTCTAAGACTTATTGGAGTTATAGATCCATTATTACCATGGTTAAAGATAACACTATGAGTACACTATTTGTTTTTGGATTTATTATATTAATGGTCATTGTTATGGAAGCAACATGGTCTGTAAAAAATAAAGGTAAATTAAAATGAAAGTTGGAATTATTGGTTTAGGTAGAATGGGTGAGGGTATGTCTCGCCGTATGATGAAAGCAGGTATTGAAACCTGGGGGTATAGAAGGAACTACGAGAAAGCAAACAAATCCTATGAAAATGGATATGTTAATGGAATTACAACTTCTGTGGAAACTCTTGTTGAAATGGTTAAAACAAAAACACGCAGTGAAAAAGAACTAGAAGGAATTCTACACTTTCCTCAACCAGGAATTTTCATGATGGTTATACCAGCAGAAACAGTAGAGGATACTCTCAATGAATTATTACAATATTGTAGTGAGGGAGATATTATTATTGATCATGGCAATAGCAATTTTAAGGACAGTCGGAGACGGGCAGAGTATTGTTCAAAGTTGGGTGTCGCGTATATTGACTGTGGTACTAGCGGTGGTGTGTACGGTTTGGAGCGTGGATACTGTCTTATGGTTGGTGGCGGAAAGTCTGCAGTTGATGTCTGCCGTCCAATCTTTGACGCACTCAGTCCTGGTATATCCGCTGCCCCACGTACAGGCGATGGTTCATATGTAATGTATCCAGAAGAGTATGGATGGATCTATGCTGGAGATCCTGGAGCAGGTCACTTTGTAAAAATGGTTCATAATGGTATCGAATATGGAATCATGCAAGCATACGCCGAGGGCTTTAATATCCTGCATGAAGCTAATGCTGGGTCAGTTTATGTTAAAGAGGGCGATGCTGAGGTTGCTCCGATGGAGAATCCAGAAGATTATCAATATGATATTAATGTTGCTAAGGTGGCTGAGTGTTGGCGTCGTGGTAGCGTGGTTGGTAGTTGGTTACTTGACCTTACCGCTGATGTTCTACGGAGCGATAGAGAGCTTAGCAAGTTCGATGGGGGAGTATCAGACAGTGGTGAAGGTCGTTGGACTGTTCACGCTGCTGTGGATCTTGGTGTACCCGCTCCTGTTATTAGCAGTGCGTTATACTCAAGATTTGAGTCAAGACGACTTGGAAAGTTCGCTAACAAAGTCCTGAATGGTATGAGAGCAATGTTTGGAGGACACGACGTAAGATGACTTTAGCAAACGTTTTATTTTGGGTTGCAATCCCATTCGTACTTATCACATTTTGCTTTGGATTTATCAAAGGTGATAATGACTATTATGATAGTGATGCTTATGATGGAAATGGAACAGCACATCCGGTTCTATTTGAAGAGACTGAATGTAATTTACGTGTAAAGAACGTAAAATGACCATAGCAAATGTCTTACTATTTGGAACACTACCCTGTCTATGTGCCACCACATATTTCAGGCACAGAAGAGGTCAGAATAACCATTAAAAAACTAACACCTACAGAAGAAATGGAACAGCGCATTAGAATGCGGTTTGCGTTTGCCATGTCATCATTTGGTAGAATGTTTAACCCATCTGGTATAACTCTAGAAATGAGAGCATTGTGTAATGAATGGTCTAAAATTGAAGAGCAACCACCTATAGGAGATTTATATCTAGTTGATCGTTACTTTTTAGAACTTTGGAAAAAAAGGAATGAATCTAAAGAAGAAAATTAAAAGGTTAGAGAATGAAAACATTATGTTGAAACTCTAAAATTTAAAGTTAAAATTAGATCTGCAGGAATTAAATAGTGAGTGATCACATCCCAGATCATGTCTTCACAATACAGACCCTTGGCAAGATTTATAAAAATGAAACATACCACCGTTTCTGCATCAATTATACTTTCTTCAATTGCAATCTTTGTCGTCTGGGGGTTAGGTAATGCTTACCCCAGTTAATTACTCTCCACTCCTATTAGTAGTAGCAGCTTGCCTCTTTGGAGTATTTCTATTCATCCTATCTATTTTTGAATGATGATGTTACAATTCGCTAGATTCTGTGGTC